ATAGAAGAAATGCTTAATTCCAAATTTTTTGCTAACTTTGTCATAGAAGTTGCTAACGATTATAAACAATTAAATTCAAAAAAATGAGCGAAAGTTTAGTATTACAAGGTACAATCACTCAAATTAGTGAGGTACAACAAGGAGAATCCAAAGCAGGTAAGGCTTGGAAGAAATCAGGATTTGCAGTCGAAACAAAAGGCGAATATCCTAAATCGGTTTACTTCACAGTATTTGGTGAAGAAAAAGTAGATAACCTTTTAAAGTTTAATAAGGTTGGTCAGCTTGTTGATGTTAGCTTTAATGCTGAATCACGAGAGTATAACGGTAAGTTCTATACAGACCTTCAAGCGTGGAAGATATTTACAGCCACGAATGATAATGTGGAAAAGGTAGACGAGTTCCATAAAGTGCCTGATGATGGTATGCCATTCTAAATTGATAGGGGCTTAATCCCCCCTTTCATTTTTTCTCTCTCTCTCACACTCTCACTCTCAAATTTACAAATTAAATTAACTCAAATGATGGCTAAAAGATTCACAGATACAGAAAAGTGGAATGAAGATTGGTTTTTAGACCTACCTACTAACCATAAGTTGTTTTGGATGTACGTATGCGATAATTGCAATCACGCAGGTATATTCAGACCAAATAAAAGAATGTTTGAATTGTTAATCGGTGAAAAGATTAACTCTGATAACTTCATCAATGACCTAAATTCAGGCAAAGATAGAATTATTATATTGCCCAATGGCAGATGGTATCTTACAGGATTCATTAAGTTCCAATATGGGGAAACCTTAAACCCTAATAACAGAGTTCACAACTCTATCTTAAACCTACTTCAACAGAACAATATTAAGTTTAATAGTAATACTAAACTAGAATTAGGTGAAACATCTAAACCTACTCAAAAACCTACTCCTGAATCTTTAGAAGAAGCACAAGAATATTTCCTATCGAACAGAAGTAACAAAAAAGAGGCAGAGAAGTTCTACAACTTTTACGGCTCTAAAGGTTGGAAGGTTGGTAAGTCACCTATGAAGAACTGGAAAATGTCTGCATCTAATTGGATTGGAAGAAACACTCAAAATGTTCCTGATTCAACTTATTTAGGTAGCCAACTTAAAGAAATGGGGGAATAATTATGAGTAGTTATAGAATTACCTCACAGCAAGAAGTAGTAGATTATTGCAAAGGCATTTATAGTAATGGGTATACCAAAGGTCAAACTACAGGTATTGAAGTATTAGATAAGCACTATACATTTCGTAAAGGTGAATTAGATGTTATCACAGGGTTTGCTAATATTGGTAAGACCACAGCGCAGTTGTTCTTTATGGTTATGGCATCTAAACTATATAATTGGAAATGGTTAATGTATTGCCCTGAGAATGAACCTGTAGGTGACTTAATGATTGATATTGCCGAAATGTATTGTGGTAAGACAGCAGATAAAGATTTCTCAAACAGAGTTGATGGTGACAGATACTTAGATGCTATTAATTGGGCTTATGAGCATTTCACCGTACTTACGTTTGACGAAACACCTACCGTAGAAGAAGTGTTATCAGCGTTTGATGACTATATGCAAGTTGTTCAGATAGATGGTTGCTCAATAGACCCTTTAAATGACCTTAAATCACCCGATTCTAAGCAGTCTAAATACGATTACTACTACGAGAGCCTAAGTAACATAAGAAGGTTCATTAAAAAGCACAAGGTTAAGTTTTACCTAGTCGTTCACCCTGCAACAGCAGCTACACGAAAACGAAATGATGATGGTAGCCGACCTGCTCCGAATATGAGTGATGTAGAATATGGCGGTATGTTCGGTAACAGAGCAGATAACTTTATTGTGTTTCACAGGAATCCACAAAGCGAAAATTGGAATCTCACAGAGGTACACATACAGAAGGTTAAGTTTCAAAAGCTAGTAGGTTTACCTACACCTGAATCTGAGCCAATAGGGTTGTTCTATTCGTATTCTAAACGTAGATTTCAATACCTAAATAAGAACGGTAGTTTAGTTGACCCAATAGAAATGATAGATAAGAAAATAGTTGATGACCCGAATAGCCCTTGGTAGTTCGGTTTAAATTTACTACATTCGGATTGTTATTACTTAAAATAGATTATATTATGCCTGATGAAATTACAATAAAAGCTATAAACCTACTTAGGGAACAAGACCCTAATATGGATGAAATGAATAGTATGGATAAGTTCTTAGCCCATCAGAAGGAAATTACTAAGATGACTGAGCAATATGCTGCTTTCGATAACCATCCACAGGCAGGTAAACTTAAAAAAAGGTTGGATGTCTTAACAGAATCAATGATGGCATTTACATACGTATATACTCAGATGATGGCTTACAAGCGTGAAAAGCTATTAGCAGATGCAAGAGAAATGGAAATGGCTAATGCTGTTATAGAATTGAAACAAGAATTGGATATATTAAATAGCCTTAATAAAGATGACAAATAGGGAAATTGAATTAATGAATAGGTTTGCAGAGGCATACGCTGTAGATTGCAAACACACAGGTAGTAATGTGTCGAATTGGGACTTTACTTATGAATGGAATGATAGAAAGTTTTATGTTGAAATGAAAAGTAGAAACTTTGGGTTGGATTACGCTATGCAAAAGTACCCCGAAGGATTGATACTAGAAATGCACAAATATGAGCGGATCCTAAGAAGGACTAAGAATGAAAAAGGCTCACAAGGATTGTATCTAAATTTCTTTAATGATGGTCAAGTTTTGGCTCACAATCTGAATAAAATAAAGCTAACTAATTGGCATTGGAAAACTCTACCTGAAACTACTGATTTCAGTAAAAAGAGATTTGTTTACAAGTACATTACCTTTGTTGATTATAGCAAGGGAAAGATTCTGTATATTTGAACATCGTTGTGGTTTTTGAGAGTAATCATAGCTTTTGTATTTCATTATTTGGTTAATTGGGGAAAGGGAGAATCATTTTGGTTCTTCCTTTTTTTTTGTATATTTGTTTTTATTAACTAACTAAAGCATTATGACTAAGAAGAAACTCACACCAAGGTATAATGACAACAAGGCTATTAAAGAAGCGATAGACAAGTTGTTAGAACAGAACTCGTATAACGTAGCCAATTCGGGTACAGGTAGTAAGAATGACATAGGTGATGATAAGGCTGTTAAAGAGGCTTGGGGTAAGATACAAGAGCGAATTAAGGAATTAGACCCTGCGTTTCATCACATAATTAAAGAGAGGTAGTTATGAGTAAGATAGAAGAAGAAGTTTGTTTTAAGATTTTAAAGCGTTCTGAGATAGGTAAAGCTAAATATGGCACTACGATGGAGCGAAACGATTTAAGTCGCTTAGAGTGGCTAAAACACGCACAGGAAGAGGCGATGGATTTGTGTGTGTATTTAGAGAAATTAATTAACGAAGAAGAAAGTAAGCCATTCAAGTACGAATGGAACATAACAGGGGAATAATTTTACCCTCCACTAAGGAATAAAGAAGGGGACAAATAGTCCCCCCTTTCATTTTAACCCCCTAAAATTCAATATAATTAGCTGTTAGAAATCCACAACTCTTTTCCTTCAAACCTGACTGATTTGATGCTTTCTAGTTTAATAGTTCTGTAACCCTTTTGTTGTGTGTCCCAAACAATAACATTACCTCTTTTCTTAGGATTATACTTTAAGCCTTCGCCACTTGTGTATTTATGTACACCAGTTCGGCAGTTCATAAATCTGATTTTACCATTTGCTTTTCTAAAAGTAACTCCAAAAAATTTACCTTTTGTTGATTCGATGATTGTGTTTAATAAAGTGGTTTGCATAACTTTGGTTTTTATTGGTTAATTTTGATTGTTGGTACTGTTACTATTTTACCTTTTACCATCTTAGTCGTTGTTCCATCATTCCAATTAATTTCGTACATCTTATGAGTGTTTTGGTTAATTATACCCAAATATAAGTAAACATTTGTTAACAACCTAATCTTGGGACAAAAAAAAAGGATAAAATTAATTATCCCTTTTGCACACTCTAGCTTCCACAAGCCTCACAATCTTCATCTTCAATACCACAGGTTTCAGGTTGCTCTTGGTCTGTTAAATCCTCTATCCAACTACCAAATACATCTTGTGCTACTTCTTCGGGTGTTTTGTCTTTTCTTTTATCCATTCTATAGGTATTGTTTTAGATGCCCATTTGACGTTGTGTTTCTCACACCATTCTGAATAGGTCGTTTTACTTCCTTTAAATAGTTTGTTTGTATGTCTTTGGAACACCATACGAATATCTAGTGTAGGGTGTTGATGTATAACTAACAGCATTTTCTTTCTATCGGATGCTGTGAACCAACCTTTTAACTCCAATATGATTCCGTTTGGTAATATAACATCGGGGGTATATTTACGTTGCTCTGAAACCTCATAGTACAGATTTTTAGTTTCATATTCAAAATTAATGCCCAAGTTATCCAACTCACCGCAAACCTCTCTTTCATAGCCACTTCTGTATCTATTAATCTTCTTCTTGTTCTTGTTCTGTGCCATATATACCTTTATTTTCTTCGTAAGTTTTCCTATTGTGACAAGAATGGCAAAGGGACTGTAGATTATTCATATCGTACATACCACCTGCCCATTGTTTAACAGGTCTAATGTGGTCAACAACATCAGCAACAACGGTTCTACCTTTCTGTTCGCACTCCACACATAATGGGCTGCCTTGAATCCAAAAAGCCCTTAGTTGCCTCCACCTTTTTTTCCTGTACACCGAGGTATCACCACCCCAAGATTTATTCTTATCAACAGGCTTAACTCTACCTCTACCTTTTGGTAATCTAGGCATATAGTTATGATATTGTTAGTTCAAATCCGTTCCCATTGGTGATTCCCAAGAGTTCAGATGTAGCCCTTCGTGATGCTGTAATATCCAACAAAGAGTCTTGGTTGATTTTTGCAAAGCCAGTACCAAGCAAAAGACACCCTCTGGTGTCGGTATTAAAGTTTCCTGCGTGAATAAGTATGAATTTTCTATTGGAAACATCTTCTAGTATAAAGTGTTTTGTGTATTTATCTGAGTATCGTGGGGCAACTTTGTAAGTGCCTGTCGGAATACAGCTAATATTTCTAGCATTATCTTTCCAAGCTAATTCCAAAGATACGCAATCAAATATTAGGTTAACCCCATCGTATAAAGAGAAATAACCTAAAGTCTGATGTTCATCACTTTGAACCCTGTTTAAAAATGCTTTTAACATTCAGTCCCTTTTGTTGAAGATTTTTGCGATTTTAGATTTGTCACATTTATTGCACTTCTCGTCGCTCAAAAAACACAAAGGTAAAACAGCTATTAAAGCTAAACATAGTATTTCCCAAGTGATTCCGTTTGCATCAATTTGTGTTACTGCTGCAACTGCTAAAACTCCTGATACTGTTCGCTTCGATGACCATTTACCCTTATTATCTTTGAACATCTCAGGGATTACCGCCACTATACCCTTTAAGGCTATTTTAGTAATAAATCCTCCCATTTTATTTTTCTTTTGTTTTTCCTTTTTCACCATTGTTTTTGATAAAGAATCCGATTAAATCATCAATATAACCAAATACCTTATTATCTTTAATAGAAGGTGTTAGTTTTACGATAATTTTAACTACAGCTAAAGTTGCAATAAGCAATTCAGCACCGTTTGCTAATAAGAAGTCTATAATTTGACTCATAATGTTAAGTTTGTTTGTTAATATTGTAGTAAAGGTAATGAAA